AGACAGGCAACTTCCCTGCCCCGGAAGACAAGATAGTAACAAGGGATATGCTTATGCAGTTTCATTTCTTTGACAAGTTTTGGAGTAAGCCCTACCTTAAGTATCAGCAGGTTGAATGGATGGAAGATGACATCTGGCTAGGCGTAGTTGAAAACATGGAAGAAGATTGGAAGTATGTTTGTGAGCGCATTGGAGAAACCATTCCGCTGTTTAAAACTAATGCTACCAACTCTAAGATCTGGAGTCTAGGCGATGAGGCCAAGAAGGTTTTTGAAATCTTGTATGAAGATGACATTAAAATGTACAACGACAGGATAGCATATGGGGTCGGAGTTAAATGATAGACAACCCATACACTTCTACCGAGTAGATATTATTTGGCAGACAAAGCGTGGTAAGAAAATGTTTACCAACAAATGGAAAGGCTTGGAGTGTGTGAGCAGAGCGAAAGACCTTAAGGCTTTGAACAAGGACAAGAAAGCATTAGAATTCCTTGAGAAACAAACAAAACTTACAGCCAAGAAACTAAACTTCAGAGTATACAAAATAAGCGACAAGCAGATAGTGGGGTACTCTGAGGTTCACAAAGAAATAGACTACGAGAATGAGTTCAAGTAAGACCATCACAATGTTTCCGTCAGTAACGGACATAGACAACCCACATTACACAACACTAGAAGAGTCTCTCTCACGTATACGAGAAGGGAAGAGCAAGGATAAGGTCGATGAAGTTAGAGCCGGCAACAAGGACGTAAAGAAAACTTTGCCTATCGCACTATTCTCTGGTGTGTTTGAAGGAAGGAGAGACAGCCAGATCCTGGGGCATAGCGGTATAATTGTATTAGACTTTGACCACATTGATGTAGAGGACTACAAGTCTCTGCTTGGAACTGATGACTACATACGCGCATGTTGGACTTCTCCGAGTGGAGATGGATTAAAAGCACTTGTACAGGTAACAAACCCCGAGAGACATCGTGACCACTTCCGTGCGTTGCAAGCATACTTCGATAGGACTTACGGATTAGAGGTTGACCCATCCGGAATAAATCTTTCACGCGCATGCTTTGAGAGTTACGACCCCGACCTTATAAGTAATGAAGAGCCTAATGTTTTTGGGCTGATGTTATCAGAGGGTAGCGAACATCAAGAGGCAGTACAGCGGGAAGCGTACACTGACTACGAGAAGTTAGACATCGTAGTACACATGATACGCAAGGCTGATGATGGCGACAAACATCGCACGTTGTTGCGTGCATCCATATTGTGTGGGGGATACATTGCCGCAGGAAGAATGGAAGAGGACGAGGCACTGCGTGTAATGGAACGTGAACTTGTACGCAAAGATGTACAAGACATAGACCTAGCACGCAAGACCATGGCTGATGGAATCAACCAGGGTAAGACCATGCCTATCCGTGAGATTATTGATGATGAGAACAAGATTAAAAGAGAGTTCCGCATCAACGATGGAGACATGTCCTTTATATCTTCAGATGCTACTGATCTGGAATGGATAAATGATTTCGCAACAGGTAAGATAGAGAAGGGACTTACCACCGGACTAACAAACCTAGATAAGTACTACTTGTTTAAGAAAGAGTTTACTATTATAAATGGTCACAGTAATGTGGGTAAGACAACAATGGCTTTGTACTTAATGGTAACAGCATCCGTACTGCACAAGTGGAGATGGATTATATATTCTTCAGAGAATAAAACAGCCGCTGTTAAGATGAGGCTTATGGAGTTCTTAGTTGATGTACCTGTTAGTGACATGCACTATGAGGAAAGAGTCGCCGCATACAAGTGGGTGAACAAACATTTTACGATTATAAATAACAATCAAGTGTATAGTTACACCGACCTTATAGTATTTGCTGAGAAACTTATACGACAAGAGCCATACGATGGCATACTGATTGACCCTTACAACTCACTGAAGACAACCATATCAAAGAACGCTCAACTATCTTCTCATGAGTATCACTACGAGGCCGCATCAGAACTACTCACGTTCAGCGTTAACAACAACATGGCAGTGTGGTTGAACACTCACTCAGTTACTGAGGCTCAAAGAATTAAAGGCCCCGATGGATTGCCTGTAGCACCGAGTGCGGCAATGACTGAAGGCGGCGGTAAGTTCGTGAATAGGGCCGATTCATTCATCACATTTCATAGAAAAACGCAGTCAAACGACTACGATATACGCCAACGTACAGAGATTCATGTGCGTAAACAACGTAACCAAGAGACCGGTGGTCAGCCCACACCTTGGGACGACCCCGTAGTTCTTGAGATCAATAGTTCACGTACAGGTTTTAGGAATCTTGGTAGTAGTGAAAAAAGTTTTACTCCTTTAGCGTACAAGAACAGTAGTTTAGACTTATATTAGAGGGTGGATGAAGTCACCGAAATCAAATTGGAGTTACCAAAGCCGCCTTCGCTTAATCAATTTTACAGTGGGAGGCATTACGCGGTACGCTCAAAGTACAAAAAAACTTACTGGGAAAAAATCCAAAAGGTTCTTGAAGGATTTGATAAGTGGCACATGGAGTCTATGTCTATTCATGTGTACTACAATTGCCGTTATGATGTTGATAACGCTATTTGTTGCAGTAAATTTCTTGCTGATTATCTACGAAACAATGGTTATATTGATGACGATAGTCCTAGATTTTTCACATCACAGTCTACGCATTACGACGGGACGGTGGCCAAGGACACGTTTGTAGCAAAAATTAAAGCGCATGGATACGAAACTATTAAGTAAAGTTTATTTCCTGGCGACTGCAAGAATGCAGGAAGCAGCCATAGAGTTGTACGAAGACCTACACACAAACAGTGGTGAGGCTCGTACCGATGCTGAACGTCTGCACAACACCATACGCAAGCACAAGAGAAGCATAGATACAGAATTTGATTTAATAAGAGCCGCGTTGCTAGAGCATTATGATGACGCTGATTTATCTTGACGGCCTAAATGGTATCAACTATCACCGGCTAATGACACCCTTCCTTAGACTTAAGGAAGAGGAGGATCTGGAGATACACTTTATAGAAAACTTTAATGACCTTAAAGAGTTCGACCTTTCAAAGGTCAAGAACCTTGTGGGATCAAGAAGGTTTAGCGTCTCGAATCATAAAGCATTCAAGCAGTATCTGGTAGACAATGATGTCAAACTTATATTAGACAACGATGACTATTGGAAACTACCAAAGGATAATCCTGCTTACGAATACTACAAGAACCATCAGTCAAAAGATATCAAGGCGAGTATACTCATAGCCGATGAGATCTGGAGTCCCTCTGCGTTTCTTGTAGAGATAATGAAAGACATAAACCCTTCCGCTGTATACCGGGTGATACCGAATACCATACATCAAAAGGAAGAGCAATGGGTTGATTGGGAAAAGGATATGCCTAAAGACTACAAGGTTCGCTTTGGATATCTCGGAGCCAATGGACATCAAAAAGATATAGAGCAGATGGGTATGACGTTTGAAGACCATGAGTTATATTGCATGGGTCTGATGGACTATCCAGAAAAGTTAAAAGCAAAGTATAGAATGAACCCTGTGGATATTACTCAGTACGCTAAGTTGTACAAGTTCTTCGATGTCTCCCTCAGCCCCTTGAAGGACTCCAAGTTCAACAAAAGCAAGTCTGAATTAAAAGTAGTTGAAGCAGGGTTCACTCGTACTGCAATCATAGCATCAAACGTAACGCCATATAAGGAGGTTATAAAGCACGGAGAGACAGGTATCCTATGTGACACACCACAAGAATGGAAGGAGGCCGTAGAGGGCATGACATTACCCAAGGCTATGAGGCTTGGTAAGAATCTTTACGAGTATTGTAAAGAGCATTATGATTTGTCTACCATAAATAAACTGCGGCTCGAAGGACTCTCATGAAAGATCAGATCCCATCATACCTAAAAGAATATGCCAATGACCTTACGTTAAGAAGGATTGACGCTAATCGTAGAAGGTATAAGGGTACTCACAAACAGAGAAAGGGTACAAAGCAATCAGTATTATTGGGAGAAGTATCAAGAGAGTATTACACAGAGTACATAGGCATACTTGGTGAGTTGCTTATCCGTCATTACTTTGAGGTTACACCAGAGGTAACCAGATATACAGTGTCTACGCTGTTAAAAGAAACAAAGAATGTTACTGATGACCCAGACATTATAGTAGAGTCAACAAAGATTAAGTACGGACTTAGTGTAAAGACTTGTGAGAAAACATTCAAGGCTAACAAGAGAGCGATGGACAAAGAGGATTCGGACATCGTGTTGTTTATCTTATTTACATCTCCAGAAGAATACTTATTTGCCGATTTCTCACCCGACGAAGTAAGGCTGTGGGATGTAAGACACGCGTACTCACCTTATTACGAAATGAAACCTTTATAGATACGTTTTGTATCTTCGATGCTCCCACAATTTCGTGGGGCACTAACAATTATTTACTGCTTATTATGGAAGACTTCGACAAATTCGTAGCGGAACTTGAATCGGCTGAACAACCGACTTGTAACCTATTAAATCCAGAAGACTGCGAGGCTTGCGGATCCTGATCAGGGGATTAATTTCTTACGCAAGAAAAGCACAGATAGAAGAAGCAACAGTAAGTAAAAAGAAAACTTGTAAACCTTGTTGTACCACCTGTCGCTGTCCTTCATAACGATGGACGGCACAGGTACTTCTATTACTTGAACAATGGTATCGCTATCACATATAGCATCCACCATGATGGTATCAAACGAACGAACGATGTTAACCTTAAGTCTATCCTTAGTGATGGTAATGGTGTCCCGCTGTTGAAGGGTGATAGTATCACGCACCGAGACCGGAGCAGTTACAATTGTATCCGTAACAACAACCGTATCTTTTCTTAATACGCTCGGGTCTTTCTTGATTGCTTTTCTGAGGTGCCACTGAGCGCTGCAACTGCTTAATGATAGCGCTATGGTTAAGACGGTTAGCCATTTCATTTATCTCAACTGATAGTTAACACCCGCTCTTAGGTTGAATATATCTCTGTCCCAATACTTCATGTACTCGACCTCTGTAAAAATACCCCAACGCTTTCCGGGCTTCCAACCGAAAACAATACCTGTACTGTAGTCAACCCATTGGCTTCCATCTACGTAGTTGCTATAAGAAAACTCTTCTTTGTCACCTACGTGCATGTGGTAAGGAAGAATGTTTAACCAAGAGTGTATCCAAAAGTCATCCTCATAGTGATAATAGTCTACCCCAATTATAGCAGACACAGACTGAATAAGACCAACACTATCTATGCAAAGTTTGTTGTATTCATTTACGATACCAGGGTAGATATATCTGCGGAAGTCTTCATCAGTATCCGCTACTCTTTCTCCGTTAGGGTCATTCCAGTACCAGTCTCCGTTATCTACTTCATCATCATTATCGTAGTCAATACCATAGTAGATATCTTCGTATCCCATATTACGAACTAAGTCCCACCAAGGGTTGTGTGCTAAGAAGTCTGCTATTGGATTATATCCATATGACCTGTGTAAACGCCCGGCAACACCTGCTGAAAAATCTAACTCACCTATATGTAATCTTATTCTTGATTCTACTTGCGTGTAATTCAAATCAACAAGCCCTTGACTATAGTACTCGCCCTTTACCATAAAATATTTAGCAAGGTATCTAAGGAAGTATCTTTGGTTTACGTATGCTGACCCTTGCTGACGACCCACGTCGTACTGAGCAAGGTATTCAAGTCCCTTCACAGAACCAACTGTAGCAGACAACGCTGTTGTAGACTCTGTTTGTCCGTCATAGAACCTGTTCTGTCTGTTCTCATAGTCATACCGAGCAACCCTACGTACTCCTATGGTTGCCTTATAATCAAACGGATTCTCTATAGTTATGTCTTGAAGATCCCCGCCTTGAGTTACATAGTATTCTTTTTGAGCAGGCATTGGTGAAGAAGCAAAAGCACTCGTGTAAAATGTAGCGTACTTAAATATACCCCCCACCACCTGTGCCTGGGAGAATATGGAGGACAGTACAAAGAAAGTAATTAGTATGTTTCTCATCAGAATTTACTTGCTCCAGTTATTTTATCAATGACATCCTGTATATCCTGGTGTGTAACAGAAAGGCTTAACGAAAGACCTGGCTCCCACCGCTGTATCTCTTTACCGTTTTCGTAAAGTATTATTGTAGGAACAGACTTTATGTCTGCGTATTCTTTAACCTCAGCATCATCAATCCATGCGTCGACAACCCGGGCGTCACTTATTTTTTTTAATGGTACGCTGTTGCTAGAATTAAACTCAGCGTTATAATGCACCACCACCAAACCTCTAGTTGGCACCTTGAAGGCACACAGCAGGGCAAATGCTATGGCGAGTGCGACCTTTTTCATTTCATCTCGAAGAGGCGCTCCTCTATTTTGTCTAGTTGCTTTTTAATATCATCAACATCAGACTTGGTGTTCATGATTGTAGTGCGTATTAACTCATCCTTTAAGTCATACTCTGTTCTTCCTATCACTGGCGCAGGTAATTCCTTTGCGTCTTGCACGTCAGCCTTTAGGTCGAAGTATCCAAGACTAACTATTACTGCCCCGCCGATAATCATACCAACGGTCTTTAGTGATAGTCCTACTACTGTGTCCTCTGATATTTCTTTATTTATCTCCACCGGACTTAGCAAATTTTTCTAGTCCAGCGATTCCGAAACATCCTATCGTGACGTACACGAAAGAGTTGTAGACACCTTCATTGATTACTAAATCTTTTCCTAACGCACCTGTTACCAGATCAAGCGTCATGACTAAAACCATTACAGCGAATGAAAGCGCACCAAGAATACTCTTCTCGTTCCAGTCATTGCTGTTTCTAAATATCTCTTTCCAACTCATTATTTACCAGATGCACCCGAAGAACCAGAGGAACCCGAAGAACCCGATGAGCCAGACGACCCAGAGGAACCCGAAGAACCAGACGGAGAACTAGCCCCCGAACCATTGTCGCTCTTGCCTTCGCAGTATTTACTTTTTCTTTTAAAAACCTTTACGAATAACCAGCAATATAATTTCTTTAACTTTTTCATAGTACAAATATATGAATCCTATTTCGGAAGTTCGAGGTCGTACTTCACATACATAGCCTCCTCTGGGCTCTTCGCAAACGTCCTATCTATAGTGCTCTCTACACTGGATATAATACTGTAGTTCCCAAACTTAGCAGAATAGTTAGCCGCGAATTGATACGCTCTCTTTATCTCATCCAACCGCACCTGTCTGTTGACCTTTTCTGTATCACTCAATGAGGTGTAAGGCTTGCGGAAATTCTGCTCGCTCATATTGTAGTAGAACTGTCTTGCTATATCAACAGGATAGTCCCTAAAGATTACAGCAGTAGATAACTCAGCCGCTGTTTCAAGGGGTTGCAACTCTATGTCTGGGTTTTCCTTCGCTTCCTTCATGCGCTTGCGATATTCACGAGCGATGTAGTTAAAGTTAGGCGGTATAAAAGTC